GCAAGTAGTGTTACTCAACACGTTACAGCATTTGACGATAACAATATTATTAACGACATATCTGCACTTGCTTTAAAAGTTAATGCTTTACAGAACGCAACTAGATATAATACTAATTCTCTTTTTATAGAAACATTCCAAGATGAAAACGGAATAGCGTCAAAGACAAATGTAACTAGAAATGCTAATGATTATATTTCTACAATAGATGCAAAAAGTTTTTATAAACCAAACCAAGCCAAATTTACATTTGTTATGAGTTCTACAGGTGTAGCAACTAATGGGCCTTGTACTTTTGTTGCGTGGATGAAGAGTGCTAATGGTTCTAGCTGGGCTTATAACGGATCGCAAGGTGGTGGAATAATGAACCTTCAAACAAAAGATGACACATCAAAATACCTAGTTTACAACATTGGTTATGGTCAAAATAATGGTAAGTTTGGAGCACACACACCCGGAGTTTCAGATACTAATACTGCAAGTGGTTGGTCTGCACCAACTGATAAATGGGTTATGGGTGTAGTAAGAACTGGTTACAACTGGTCAACTGCTCATGTTGAAATTATGCATAGAGCCTATGATGCAAACTCTTGGACTACCGATTCAGATGCTAATGGAGGTACGTCTAACTACGGAACTTTATCGGGTGGACAAGGACGTTTATTTAAGCACAACTCTAATAATTATACTGGCGATTACGATAATACTCATATTGCTATGATGGGATTTTGGAATCAATCATTAACTACCACAGTATTAACTGATTTGTGGAACAATGGAAAACCATTTGATTGGACTAATAGTAATGGTAATTATACTGCTACAAATGGTCTTCAAGAATATTTTAAAATGGATGAAGGTTCTGGTAGTACCCTCGCAAACTCTGGTAATGGTGGGGATGCATCTCTAGTTTCTGGTTCTGGTACATGGGACACAGATACTTCTCAACTAGGTTCATCTAGTGCAACTGGAAACTTTATATCTAATACAATTACAGCACCTTCATCAACCAACAAGGTAGGTGTTCTTATAACTTACGTTGATAACTATGGTTCGGCTACTGTAAATACAGATATAAAACTTTATTTATCAGCAGATAATGGCTCTAACTATACTCAAGTTACTTTAGTTAATCTCCCTGACTTTGCTACAGGTGTAAGAATGGCAGTAGCAAATGACGTTACTGTTACTGCTGGAACACAACTTAAATATAAAGTTGAATTTGCTAACCAATCAGCAGGGTCAAAGGAGACAAGACTTACTGGAGTATCTTTACAGTATTAAAAAATACTAGACCTACCTAACTTTTCTTCTACCTTTGATCTAAAGGCTGGATCTTTTCTGTATCGAGGATCATTCATTGCCTCTTCTAATTGTGCAGTACTTTCAAATACATCACTTCCTCCAGATGCAGGGCGACCTGATAGCAAGTTAGGTTCTTGACCTACGCTTGCAACATATCTTGAATGTAATCCTTCAACAGTTAACTTAATTTGCTCGATATTACCGCTGTTAATACCAGCAGAGTACGCTGCTTTTTCAGCATCAGTTAAGTTTTGACCAGCCCATTGCTGCATATTGGCAAAGTTTTCTTGACCATAGCTATCACGAATAGCCAATATATCTTTCTCTGTTGCTGCTGCTTCAGTTCGTAAACCATTTAGATGTGAGTCAACCAAAGATCTAGGAAAGCCAGCTTGCTCTAACTCTTTGTAGTGTGCCTCTGTTATCTCTCCTTTCTGTTGCCAGTACTCATTCATAGAAACGTAGTCAACATTACCCTGTTCGAGTAAGTTACCTACTGCTTCTCCATAAATCTCTTGGGCTGTTCCTACTGGTTCTGGAGCAGACTGTTCATTCTGTGCTTTGAGTTCGTTGTAAGCTGCAAGCAAATCTTCTTGAGTCTTAAACTCTCCCCCAATTAATTCTTCTCCTTTAGGTAAGTTACCTTCTTTCTGGAGTTCAGCTGCCTCTGCTTCGAGGTTAGCTATTGCTTCCTCTTGTATTGGAGGAGTAGCGTCTTGTGTAATTGTAATTGGATCAGGCATAAATTAGTTCCTCTTAAAATTTTCTACCATTTCTGGTGTAATAGTTATTTCTCTTGGGCCATCATCAACTGGTGGCTGGGAGTCCACTTGCATCGAGGTTTGGAACTTGGAGGTTTTCTCCATCTGAGGGGATTTCTCCTCCTTCTTGGAATTGAGGGCCATAAGGTGCTCCTTGTTTAGTAAAGTTGTCAGCAAGTTTCCCTGCTGCTGGGCTTTGTATCATCTTACTCATCATCTCTTGTTCTTGCATCTTTTCGTTTGCTTTAGCTAGATCGTCTGCCTCTTTCTGTAATTGTTCTGGAGTTTTAACTAGGTTAGTCGTATCAATAGAACTACTTGCTGCTAATCTTCTTAATGCTTCTTCCATATTTATATATTGTGTTAAGACCTCTGGGCCTAAAGCATTTCTTGATGCATCAATAAACTCTAGTAATTTATTTCTATCATCTCCTCTACCTATAGCTTCCATACCAGTAATAGGTTTAGGATGTATTAAACTTTCTCCATCTTCTCCTCTTGGAAAGTCAGGAACTTTATTTGTTTTCTGCAATATAAATACTAATCGTTTAACTAGAGGTAGCTGTAGTTCTTGAGTCAGCTGTGAGTACAAGCCTCCAAGAGAAGCTTCTAACTCTTGACTGCTGTATCTTATCTCTTCTGCTGTTACTCTCTCTGCTGGACGTTGTACTGCACTATTAAGAAGGAAGGCAAACGACAGTCTGTTCTCTATTCTGTCGATAGTATTGTTAGCTAAAGATAAATCATTTAACTTACCTTGTGCTTGCAACACAGTTACATCATTAGCACTACCTTGTATTACTGATCCGTTTTCTGCATTAACTAAGGTGCGAGGTCTTGTAGTACCAGCTGGAGATACCATAAACAATACCTTACTAAGCATTGCACTTGCTTCCAATATACTTTGGTATAAATTTTCTAATGCAGTAAGGTCGCCATACCATTGCTCAATAAATGAACGTCCGTAATCTTCTGACTCAATCTGTGACCAGCGTAATGGAATAAAAGGAGAACAGTCAGCGGGAGACATACCATATGTGTTAGGTACTGGCTTACCTTTTACTTCTTGATACCACATACATTTCCCATCTTTATATTTGACGCAAGTGTAAATCTTTATAGTTTTTTCTTTGCTGTAATCATCCTTTTGTTTTAAATCTTTAGGTAAAAAATCAGGAGGCAATACTGTAGGACTAACTTCTTCTTCTATTATTATTTCGCTTACGTTACCCATAGGGTCACGTTGAACTGTATAGTTCTCCAGATGTATAACTCTTATTCCAACTGGACTAACATATAACAATACATTCCCTGCAACTATTAACTGTTCAAACGCTTCATGCATCGAGGCTCTGAACGACATAGTTTCCAACATATTATGTACTTGCTGTTCTACTTTTACTAAGGCTGTATCTAATTGCGTCTTAACTTCTGGGCCTTGTTCAGCAACTATCATTGCTAGTCCGTCTATTTCTAATTTAAAGAATCCTGTATTTATAGGGAAAAGATTTATGCCAAGTTTGTTTGCAATATTTAAAACTCCACGAGCACCCATACTTTGATGTGGTTGATCTATCTTGCCACGATCTCCGTATGTATCCTCTGGATATAAAAAAGGAATAGTTACTTTAGCATTAGCTCTTGCTCTGTCTCCATAGGGAGCACGTGTAGTCTTGCCTTGTTGGTACTTTGATGCAACAGTAACTCCTTTCTTCTGATCCATGTCAGATTTGTAGGAGTTATTCTGATCAACACCACTTGTTAAAGTAACTTCGTTGTTATTCATTTAAGGTATTTGTAAACCAGATCCTTGTTTTAAATCTGTTCTTAATCTTCTACGTCCATAGCCTCTACGTTGCTGTGCTCCTCCAAGACCTAAACTTCCGCTCGGTAATTCAAGTGCAGCTGCTGGTGCGGTAGCTGTAGCAGATGGAGGTGGTGCTGCTGGTGCGGTAGCTATTCTCTTTTGCTCTTCTTGTCTTGCTAAGTTATCAGCACGTGTTTCTTCGTACTGTCTTTTCTGTTCAGCGATTTGCTCACGCTGTACAGCAAGCATTTCATCAGTTCTATCTGGCGGTCTGCCTCCTCCTCCGCACATAGCTACTCCTTAGTAATGTTGTTTTGCTCATTGTAAACCGATTCAAGCATTTTTACCATGCCTCTTTGACCAGCGTAATACCATATCTCTCTATCTTTATCATCAAGATCAGGACATTTTTCTGGTATCATCTCTTTTAATCTATTAATTAATGCTTCTTCTATGGGTGGGAATGGGTCGTCAACTGCCATGAGTAATGCTAATTTATATTTATATTACTGTACACACTATGGCTAGAAAAGGATTGTATTACAACATCAACAAGAGAAAGAAAGCTGGAACAAGTAGAAGTAAGAAAGATAGCACTATATCTCCAGAAGCATATAGAAATATGCAAGCTGGTTTTCCTAAGAAAAAGAAAAAGAACCCATTAGATATTGCTTAAGGTTTCCAAAGTTTTACCTTGCCTGTCTTAGTATTGTAGTCTCCTGATCTTAATATCCTTGCAAGCCTAGCTGTAAGCAATGCCTCTTTATATCCTCCTTGTTTCTTTTCATATTCTTTAACGACTATCTCCCACATATCAGTTAACTCTTTAGCATCTCCTAATATTTTGTTTGCTGTTACTGCACCTACCCCAGCTAAACCTTTGTAGTTATCTGTTGCATCTCCTGTCAATGCTTGTGCCATCCAGTTTCTGTTAGCTTGTCTCTTAGTAATAAGCTCCAGATCTTCTCCAGCTAATAGCTTGCAAGGTATAGTTCTCATATCTTTATCTGGACTAACAATAATAGGATCATCTAACTCTTTGCTCGTAGCTAATAATCCAAGTACGTCATCTCCTTCTAGTCCATCGTATCTAACACATCTATATCTATTGGTTAATGCATCCATGACAGCTTTTAGTGCTAATGGTTTTCTTCTGCTCTTGCGGTTAGCTTTGTAGTCCTGATACAAGTCATGTCTAAATGTAGGGTAAGAAGTAAAGCACATGATGACCTCCCCTTCATCTTCTGATACTTGCTTGTATCTCTGTATGTATGTCTCGATAAGATCTAATCCCCAGCTTGGTCGTGAATATAAAACGTGCAAGTTGTCATCGAACCTATCGTCATTCTCTACTGCATAGCAACAGTTGTAACATAGCCAATCAGCATCAATTAATAAAGTCATAAGAAGTTTTGTAAGGAGGGAGTTAGTCTGCCAGTAGTTTCGTTGTATTCAAGCTTGTCAGCTTTACCCAAGCAACCACTATGGCGATTCTTTAATACTTTTAATTCCAGTTCGTTTGATTTTTCTGTAGCTTGTTGTGATCTAATACCACATATAACGAGGTCACTTAACTGAGCTATGGACTGTGACCCTCTCAAGGCTGCCAAATTTATATCTCCTCCCTCTTCAGCTGGCTTGCCATCTGTTCTACGCAAGTGACTAACCATAACTAAACCTACTCCTGTCTTCTCAACTACCTGTCTTAGCTTGGTGCAACATACATCTATTTGTTTTCTTTCATCTCCATCACTAAGTCCAGATACTACAAGGCTAAGATGATCCAAGAAGATAACGTCACACTCTTCGCCAGTAGCCATGTATGTTATCTGATCTATTAATCTATCTGGATCTAATGAACCAAAGTGTTGAAGCAATACAAACTTGTTGTCACTAAATAAATAATCAAACGCTTGTCGTAATTCTTTTTCATCGACAGCCTTCTCGTCTATGTGCAATGGTTTGTTCAAAGCTATAGATAGTATGCCTTGCATACTTCTCTTGCTGCTTTCTTCAAGACCAATCCAACCGACCTTTAATCCGTTAACTAAAAAATGATGTGCCATTTCCCTACAAAGTAGGCTCTTGCCAACTCCTGTGCCAGCACAAATCGTAGTGAGTGACTGCTTTCTGTAACCTTGCACCATTTTGTTTAGCTCTGGGAAGGGATAGCTACATATCTTAGAGTTATCTTCTTTAACTAAATCTTCCCATAGATCGTAGGCAGAGAATATGTTGTCGGGTCTGATAGGACTTGCTTTGAAGAGTAAGTCTCTAAGTAACTCCGACTCCCCTGCGAGGAGCATTTCGTTAGCATCCTTTCTTGGTAGGTTTGCGATAGCTGCCTTACCAATAGGTAAGATCTTTGCAACCTTTTCGGCAGCATCCACACCAGCAGAGTCCGAGTCAAAACAAATAACTATACGAACAAACTGAGATAACCATGATAAATTTGCAGCTACATACTTCGTAGCAGATTGAGCACCTGATGGCAAACTAACAACTGGAAAGTAATTACCACTCGCTGAGACTGTAGCCTGTGCCACGCTCATTGCATCAATTTCCCCTTCTGTAATTGTTACAAATACACCGCCAGTATTTTGTTGTCTCCATAATTCCTGACCCCATAGCTTTATATCAGTTAAGTCTCCCTTCCATATAAATCTTTTATCTTTAAATCTTATGTGCTGTGCTGCAACTAATCCACTTTGATTTCTGTAGGTTGCAACTTGACAATCAGTACCATTGAACTGAGAGATACCATAATTAAAAAACTTACAAGTCTCCTCTGTTATCCCACGCTTTGGTAAAGCACAGGGAATTGGAGTTATAGGTTTCCATTCTTTTTTCATTGGCTGATAAGTGGGTTTCTTAAAATTTTTTTTGGGCTGAAATTGCCAACCACATCCAAAGCAATGCTTGTGTCCGTCATCATAGACAGCTACGTTATCTTTACTTCCGCACTCTGGACAAGGCTCTTTAGTTTTGTACTTACTCGGCATACCATTCTTTAGGAATTGTTTTGTTACACCAAAGAAAGCCATGACGTTCAGCCCATGCTGAATACGTCAGGCTTCTTTTAGCTTTAGACAATTTGTTGTTTGCGTTTTGAAAACAGAAACGAATGTCTAATGAGGGATGTTGCGTCTTGACTGCAATATATTTTTTTCTCTCTTCTTTAAGTAGGACTCCTTTGAGTTCAACCACACAGTTACTAAGGATGATGTCAGGAGTGTAGCTACTGCTGATGATGTAATCATAGCTGACAGTTTCATAGGTAAATGGTACTTTCTTTTTAATCAAGTCTGCTGCTACTTGAGCTTCAAACTTTGATCTAAAATGTACTACCCCCGAAGGAGTTTTCAACATTTGAGGGAGTGAGGTCTTGCGTTTCACTCTTGCTCTGGAACTTGAACCCTGAGAGGTCTGTCGTTTTTTCATATGGAACAAAATTCATAATGACTATGGCTTCTGGTTGAACTGTTAATCCAACACCATAAGTCGGATGGTTGTACCCTTGAACTCTTAGCTTGGCTTGTACTGTTGTACCTCTACCTAAACCTATGTATTTATCTTTTTCTTCTCCAGTAATAGGAGTACCATACTTATCTAAAAGAATAGGTGGAGTGTTAGCAAATCTTTTATTACCTTGCCCTGCTTCTACAGGCTTCTTGCATTTAATCTCCATTACATTTTTGCCCTCGAACTCAGTAAATCCATACCTTGAATGTTCGCCCATTTTAAAAGTTTGTTGTGGGAAAGCAGTCTTAAGCTGTAGCTTCCATGCTTCAAGACCATTCTCGAACTCGTCAAATACTCTTGTTGTTTCTTTTGAGTCTGGATCTAACAATAAAGTTACGCTCCATTCTGGTGCTTTATTAAATGCATCATCTGGTTTAACTAGATGACTCCATGCAACTCCACATTCTGGTGTGAAGATATAAAAAGGATTTGCTTTAACTTGATTCATGTTATGAAATAGGTTGATGAACGTGTAAGTAAAACATCTAACTCCCCAAGCGTTGGCTCTGGAGGTAGCGTTTGTATTTGGTTGTCTGTTAATTGTGCTTTTAATTCTGCCTTTAGTTTCGATAAACGATCTACTGAATACATATCAGCAAATGTTTGTCTAACAGAGTCACGCAGTAAACTCATTTCAGACGGGGTAGTAACGAAACAATCGTGGATGCCAGCGATATTTTCGACTCCTTTAATTGAAGCATGAATTGTAGAAAATGCCATATGACTTGCATCAAAACTATGTAATATATTTGCTGAGATTGCATGACCCATCTTTCTTGTATTAAGTTCTGGTGTATCTTCGTTTGTTCTTATATCCAGATAAACGTCAGATAAATATTTAAGTTGTATTCTTATTTTCTTTGGGTCGTAATACTTCTGTTCGACATACAAACCAGTAGGGCTAGTCCATGTAACTGCTTTATTTACCTTACCTAGCTCTCTAGCTACAGCCTTAAACCATTTCATTGCGACATACGCTGGAGCTATGGCTTTAGCTGACTCTTGAAATAAGAGAGTAGCCATGTAATTCATAGCACTCATACTACCTTTACCTCTAGTCCAGTTGTTCTTGCCTAATAATTTTGTTGATCGCTCTTGAGCCCAGCTGTATGCATAGTGATAGAAGGCACTATTAGTAGCCGAGTATGGTGCTGTCATCACGCAAGGTTTAGTTAATGATCTATCTACGTTTAGCATTAACCACTTAGCTGCTCTTGGATCGTCACTATCTTTAAGTCTTTGGTTTATTTGTGATGCAACTTCGCTGTATATATCTTGAGGTCTATCTGAATTAATTAGGTTAACCTTTTCTCCCATTACTTTGGAGCGTAACAAACCGCTGTAGTGCTGAATAGAACTACAAGTGCAATCAAGGTGGCAGGGAAGCTGACATAAATAGCTACTTGGTTCTTGTTGATAAAGATAGATTGCCCTGCAAAAAGCAAGAAAACTCCAAGCCTTATCAGCCCGCATCCATAGTTCTGGTGCAGCCCAGCAATCTCTTCCAATGGCATAAATGTTTTTTAAATTATTATTAACCCAATCGATCTTTGTTTGGAAGTCTTGTTTGATACCAAACATATTTGCACCATGTATCTTTAGCCAGTTAAGATCCTCTTCTGTTTCTATTAGTTTGCCATTACTAAATTGCAGTAGCGATCTTGATATGTCATTACCTTGTGCATTTAAGAAGGGAACTCTATCGTAAACCCTACCTCGAAAGTCTAGTTGTTTGGGAAAGTATAGGTTAGGTTCGTCCTTATATTTCTCAGCCATCCATAATGTTTTTGCTATACCAATACGACTACCTTTTGTTTGGTTATTCTTTTCTATTATTCTTTTGCATTGCAACTTCCATTTAATTACATCTGGATCATCCTCGTTTAAATGTTTTGGGTATGGAGGTACAGCATACCCTTCTCTTGGTAACAAACAACCTATCTCTAAGTTATTATTATATGCCTCTAATATCTGCTCTAACATATACTTATTAACACACATACTTACATCCCCTTGTATGTTTGCAACATCATAAAACGTAGTAGTTGCTATGGGTTTGCTTGCTATTTCTTTATTGTTACTTTTAAAAAGATTAAACTTTATGTTCTCATTGTAGTAGCCTCCATCGTAGGGGTTAGTCCAATGTTTAGGTTTAATTAGCAGCGGTAAAAAATTTGGGGTGTGTATTTTTAGATCGGTGTTTATTTTCTTGACCCATTCCATGCACTTGTCGGTTGCTCTGACCATTCTTCTGGAGGTATTTAAATTTTTTTCTAAATATATCTCTATCAATCCAGTATATTTTTGTATTAGTTCAACCATGAATAGGCCACTTGCCATACGTTGGCGAGCGTTCCAGTATTCAGTATTAACCATTGAGTTAATTAAAAAAATTTTATATTTTTTCTTATGCTTACCTCTCTTGTATTTACTTAGCTCGCTATCGGTAGCTCTATCTAGCATTGTCTCTATCCATATCTTTTCGATAACACTAGCTGCTATCTGGTGCAGGGTAGGAGTGCTAGAGAGAGTATCGACTACTGTTCTTATGGCTGCTGCTGCTACTTGTTGAGGTGGTAGTTCTAATAGAGGGGTAAGCATTGCGTAGTTAGTGCCAGCTTTACCGCTCTCGATCTTCCTCCTGATGGCTCGCAAGTGGTTAACAATTATGTCCACATTAAAAGAGCATAGAGCCTCGCCATAAATGGTAAGAGACTCCATGCCTTTAGTTTGTTTTTTGTTTTGATTAGACCTAACTCTGTTTTGACCTAAGTTAAGCATTAACTCTTCGTTGTTAAGTTGGTCGTTAAGTGACCTCATTAACTCCAAAACTCTAGCTTGTTATCAAAATTTGTTTCAAGCCATTCAGTTATAACTCTTTTAGATAGCTCGGCTCTAGTAATGCCTTGCTTTTCTGCAAGAATATCTAACTTATCGCATACTTGCGGAGGTAAAAAAGCCTGTAACTTTTTACTTTCTTCCATCTTCAAAGTACCTCCTTGCTGTAGTCCATACTAACTTCACTAATGGGTACATAGCTACCCTCGATTCTGCATCTGGATACTGTTGTTTTAAAAACTCATTCATAGCTCGGTCACTAGCCTCGTCCGCAGTCTCAATAGTAACTGGATTGTCAGGTAGCATACACCAATAGATAGCATCTGGAGGTATGTAGCTCCACTTGTTACTTTGCCAGTATCCGTTAGGCATATACTCATTCTTTTTAATAAAGTAAAGTACATGACCAGCGTTGTTTGCGTGTGCTTTATCTGGTTTTTTTGTTGCCAGTTTGTATAGTTGTGATTCCATTTTCTTTTAGTAGTAGATTGAATTTAGAATTTAGTCCTAATGTTATGACTAGATGTGCTGTTAATAGTACTAAACATATAAAGTTAAACCGCATTTGTTTTCTTTTTAAGATACAGTTTGACCTCATAAATTTCTTTATAAGGTATCTTGCTTTTCATAAAGCTTGATAATGCCTCGTATAAATTAACTCCTTTTTGAATGTAGCCCTCGACATTGCCTGTCGAGAGACTACTAAAGATAATTTCATACGATTTCATTTCTTTATTAACTATCTGCATGAGTTGACCATCTCCACTATTGGAATTAAGTCTTCAATTATATGCTTAATTAATAAATTTCTAGCCTTAACTGAATCATCTGGTAACACTATCGCCATGTCCGTATTGCCTGAGAGATTGTTAACAACTCCCAAGATATAGGTTAGACGTTGCACTTGTGTATGCCATAAGGGATTTTCCTTAAGTAACTTAAGTAATTCAATGTCAACCGCACCGACCTCCCTTAAATAATCGCTATCGGTGTACCCTTTTGGAGTATCGAACATATATCTATCATTAATAATGCCATACTCCAAATGGATACGTTTAAACTGTTCATCTAAGCCCATTGTTTTGACCTCACTCCTCTTTTTCTATAGACCATAGCGTAGCTGCAAGACTCAGCTAGTTCTGGATTAAGTACGTTTTCACAAAAGGTAGAAAAGTCTGGATGTAACCAGCTTTCTAATTCTTGTGTGCTGTTGGTGTAGCAACTAACCTTTAAGTCGTTACCTCTCCTAACAAAGTCGAGGTCATTAGCCTCGACTAGCTCTTCATAATCACAGTCGATAGTAAAAACTACCCTGTATTTGTATTGATGTTCGACCTGATCCGTATGTATCGGATAGTCGCATAGTGACATTCCCATTAGTATTTTCCTCCTGTGTTGTTAATGTCAATGAAAGTTTCATCATCATTATCTTTTCTATAAAATTTGTAAGTTGATGAATCGTTATCGGCTGCTAATCTTACCCAGCTATTAGGGCATTGATCTAGCCAGTCGTGAAACTCCTCTTCCATTAATGATGGATTTGCTGTCATACGTCCTCCTGATTTTGTTTTTGATAGTGATATTCAATTAAATAAGTTTCAAACTTTCTAATTAAGTCTTCTCTTACTTCTTGGTTAGTCCATTGTCCTGACTTAACTCCTGAGTAACACTCAAGGATTTGTTCATGTGTTAATTTCATGTGACCACCTGTAAAGATTCAATTAATTTAAAAGGTTTGCACCCTTTGTACTGGTTGTAATAGTCATTTTTATAAGAGTCGGACTCTTTATCTATTACATCTGGATCTCTTAACTGGTATCCGTCCCATGCCCAGCGTTCAGAGTCGTGAATGTCGAATATGTGGACTGTCATAATCTGCCACCCCAACAAACTGTTATCTCGCTTGGCTTTTCTTACTGCTTTTGTGGCGTGGATTATATTCGGATCGTGGCCTGATGACCACGCTATAGATGTCCCACTATTCCATGCAGCAATAGCAAGTATTCTTCTGGGCTGTTGTTCGTACTTGATTTTCTTTTTACTCATTGTCTCCCCTCAATTCTTGTATTATCTTTCCAATTTCTTGGTCATCTAAAAGAAGGTCGGCTATGTGGTCGCCTTCGTAAACTTTCTTTTGTGGGTTGTTATCCTCATCAAAAGAAATAAATTCTATGCTTGGCATAATTAGTACCTGTTTGTAGTGGTTTAGTAAGTAGTTTAAAAAAAACTACTCATTTATGGAAGTCCCATAAAAGCGTAGTTTTTGGAAGGTACAAACACCCTTAAAGAATTTTTCAAGGGTGTTGTAGCTCCTTCTGGAGTTAGCAATTTGACCATTGCTTATGTTTTCTGTTTGGAATTGGAATACGGAAGCAACCCATATAATTCAAACCCTCGCCATGATATAAATCCTTTTTTCTACAGTCTTTAATTATTCCGTAGTTTAATTTGAATTTATATAAGTCTTTGGCTTGCCATTTCTGGAGGCTTTCCTTATACCATCTCGAAGCTGGGAACAAGTGTTTAACTGCGTCCATGCTTTCAAATAAATAAGCCTCTTCATATCCATATTGAAAAGGAATTTCAATAATTAACTCATTTTCATAGTCGAGGTTGAGAACAACCCGACTAGAAAAATAAGAGTTTCCATTGACTTTATCCCGCCATTCTTTGGCAAAAATATCAATGGTTTTAAGTTCAGATAAAAGCATTATTCATACCCCAAACTTGTAACTTCAATCCCAATAGCTGGGCATAGATCGCCGTTTTCACTCCAAATATTAGAAGTTGCAACGTGATTTAAGAAAGCCTGTAAAGCTATTACTTGACCTCCAGATGTTCCGCCAATAGAAAAGTCATAAAACTTTCTACCATCGGTAGGCTCGAATTTATAAGGATAAATAGAAACATTTAAAAAGCCTATTTTCCATTCATAAGGAACCTTGCCATCTCCTCCATGATTTTTTACTGGTTGACCAAATAATGAAACCAGCTGCGAAACTGAAGCACGACATGAGCCGATTTTCCAGCCTGTAATACTGCTAATTGAAACAGTCATAATAATTTAATAGTGAGTTGATTAAAAGACCGCACCAGATCCCGCAAAGAATCCGCAACGATCCAATTTAAATATAAATGATTTGTTACTGGTTTGCAATTAATAATGCGTCCTATGTCTGATTTATACATAAATTAAAACCAAATAAGCACCAGAACCGACAATAAAACCTAAAAAATCCTTGTAGAACTGTCTAAAGGACAGTACTACCGACTAGGCTATTACTGGATTTATGGCTATTTATTGGATAATTTCTATAAATTGGACACAATATAGGCCAGATTTCAGAATAAATTAAAAAAAACCTATGGGGGATTTTACAGAATTTCCATAGACGTTAAGCCGCTCAAATTTTTCTACCAAAAACTAAAAATATCGGGATAGATAACTGATAGATAACTAATAGAAACTAATAGAGTAAGAGAGATACCCTCTTCTATTGTGGAGAGCTAGTTATAGACAGGGATTCTAGAAGTGTTATATTGTATGTAAGCCATTATGTTTTGATCAAACCCGCAAAGCAGTCGTAATGGTTTTACAATGAGGTTTTTCTGTAGTGGGTTGAGCCTCATTAAAAAAATTATGGCAAAAAAAGACACAAACGAAGTACTAAGTGACCTTCATGCTGGACTAGCTGGAGCGTTAAGTGACTTATTGGTTAGTGGGGAAGCAAGTACAGCAGATTTAAATGTAATACGACAGTTTTTAAAAGATAATCAGATAACAGCCCAGCCTGTAGAGGACACTCCATTTGGAGATTTGGCTAGGTCGTTACCTGATATAGAAAATGTTATTGAATTAAAGAAGCGTAGTGCGTAATTCAGATTGGCAAGGACTACCAGAACCTTACGATAAGGACTTTAGATACTTTTTAGTTTTAGTTTGGAGGCACTTACAGTTACCAGATCCAACAGCAGTACAGTTGGACATAGCAGAATATATGCAAACAGGTCAGAAGAGAAGAATAATTGAAGCTTTTAGAGGTGTAGGTAAGTCATGGATGGCAGCAGCGTATGTTTTATGGCTACTAAGAAACGACCCACAAAAGAAAATCATGGTTGTGTCGGCTTCGAAGACGAGGGCTGATGACTTTGCACAGTTTTGTTTACGGATAATACAGGAGATGCCAATACTAAAATGCTTAGAGCCAGATAAAAATGAGCAGAGATCAGCTAGTAATAGGTTTGATGTACGCCCAGCTATACCCGATCAGTCAGCTAGTGTAAAAAGTGTAGGTATATTTGGTCAATTAACTGGTAGTCGTGCTGATTTAATACTGGCTGATGACTGCGAAGTACCAAATACAGCATGGACTGTAGGTATGAGAGAGAAATTATTGCAATGTTGCGGAGAATTTAACGCTATTCTTAAGCCAGATGGAGAGATAATGTTCTTAGGAACACCACAAACAGAGGAAAGTATATACAACAAGCTAAGACAACGAGGTTATGACTGTCGCATCTGGACTAGCAGATATCCTAAGAAGCCAGAAAAGTATGGAGATGCACTAGCTCCAATGATTTCTAAGCTATCAACTACGTTAGCTGGTCAACCAACCGACCCTGATAGGTTTTCTGAGATGGATTTATTGGAAAGAGAAGCTAGTTATGGTCGGTCACAGTTTACTTTGCAGTTTCAATTAGATACTACCCTCTCTGATTTACAACGATTTCCTCTTAGATTGGCTGATTTAGTCGTAATGGAAGTAAAAGATCACGCTCCTGAGAAGGTTGTATGGTCATCTGGAGCAGAATATAGACTGACAGACTTGCCAGCTGTAGGTTTTAGTGCAGATTACTACCATAGGCCAGCGTTTTTACATGGCGATTGGCTACCTTTTACAGGTGTGGTGGCTTATATAGATCCATCAGGTAAGGGTGTCGATGAAACAGCGTACAGTATAGTCGCACATCTAAACGGAAACTTGTTTGTTTTAGAAGTTGGCTCGTTTTGTGAAGGTTATACAGAAAAAGTACTAACAGGTATAGCTGAAGCTTGTAAAAGAAACAAAGTTAACTTAATACTTTTGGAGGATCAATTTGGTCAAGGCATGATGGAAAGCTTATTACAGCCATATTTACGAAAAATTTATCCCTGCACCATAGAAACTAATAGAAGTAACGTACAAAAAGAAAGAAGAATAATAAATGCATTAGAACCAGTAATGAATCAGCATAGATTAATTATTAATAGGTCGGTTATTGAAAATGACGTAAAACCTAGAGATGAAGACTCTGTTGATAAAGCTTTAGGCTATCAGTTATTTCATCAAATGACCCATATAACTGTTGATCGAAACTGTTTACAAAACGATGACAGACTTGACTCTTTAGCTGGAGCGGTGGAATATTGGAATGAATCATTAGCAATAGATGAAGATCGTGCTATCCAAGATCGGGAAATGGAACTATGGGATTTGGAACTGGCTGCTCACAGGGGGGATCTGGAGAACGCTTTGGACGCCCAAATCTTGGGTATCCCGCTTGAAAAACTCGGACATCCAAGTACAACAGGAAAGTGGAATCGTGTCACAGGACATTAAACGAGAAAAAGTATTAAGGCCAAGAGCATGGTGCATAAGAATACCAAGAACTTATTGCGGAGATCTAGGAAACAAAAATATTGGTGGTTTTCAAACAGTCGTTATTGCATATGACCAACGCAACGCTTGGGAATCAGCTATGGGTTCTGAAGATTGGGAGATGCTACATTTCCCTGTAAATTGTGTATCAGTTTTTCCTACGCAACCTGTCTAAAAATTTTCTTGTTCCATAATTTGATCTAACGCTGAATTTTTTTTATTAAAGTTTCCTATAATATCTAATACGTTTTTTGGAGCAGCAGTAGCATCATTAAGAAATTGACCATAAGAATTATTATTGTTTATTTGACCTTGTAAGACACCTATATTTTCAGCATCTTTCATTCTATTAGCAGCTTCTCTATCTAATTTATTATTGTCTTCTTGTTGGTAAGCTCCGCACATTACTTGTCTTCCAATAACATTTCCCTTATTTTAGCAACAGCAGCATCATCTAGTTTATTTTCACTAAGTTTTGCCAACGCTGCTAATATATCGCAGACTAAAATAGATACACTTTTACTTTTTAAGAAAGCAAAGATAATTGGACGAATTAAACTAATCATTTTGAGAATCTATGGTTAATATAAGTGTAGTATAGATTGATTTCTATGGAAGAACAAGAAAAGGAAGGAACGGATTGGGCCGAAATTTTTGGTCATGGGGTCAGATTTATGATTTTGGTCTGGTCGTTAGCGATGATGACTTTAGGGTACATGGATAAGATTAGAAACGATGGAGCGTTTTTAGCTGGCTTGACTAGCGGGGTCTTAGGATCTTACGGCATTTCCGTCAATAAGAAAAAGGGTGGCAATAACAACAACAAAGACAGTAAGATAGTAGATAATAAAGACAATACAGTAGGCATCACATGAAAAAAATAATCTTACTAAGCTTATTAGCTTTTACTAGCCCTGTTTTTGCTAATGGAGTACCAACGTGGACTACAGGCTCTAGCAACAGAACTGAGAATACTACTCAGACTATAACTCGCAGCGTAGTCACAGAAAAATATGGATCTACTATAAATACTTGGGAAGGCTCTAATATAAGTGTGGCTGCTTCCGCTGGTATATCTGGTGGGGATGCAGTATTTACAGTTGCAGATACTTCAAAAGATTGGTCGCTTAATGTGACTTCGAGAGCATCAGGTTTAATGATTGAAAAGATTACTCAGAATGACACGATTAACACCACTAGCGTTATCACTTCTTTGTCTGTCTTTAGTCAGTAAGCCTGTTAAAGCTGAAACTGATGTAATAGCTCAACCTAATGCTGTTGGTAATTCAAGTATTATCAACCAGAATATGAATATTAATAATGGAATGACAGGTAAACAACAGTTTGGAAGTTTAGTTTGTAGTCAGCCAACTATGGCAATCACTCCTTTTTATACAGGTAACGATGCTCAAGGCGAAGAGACATATTCTATAAATGAAGGTTGGGGAGTACAAATGAGTTTTATGATCCCATTAGGAGATAATCAAACTTGTAATGAATTATCAAAAGTAAAGCTAGACCTAGCCAAAGAAGAACTAGACAAGCAAGTGCATGATAAGCACTTAGTTCGTGTTTTGAAATGTCAGCAGCTTCACGCATCAGGATACATGATAAACCCTGCTTCTAAATACGCATACATTTGTGCAGATGTCATCAATATACGAACTTATGTAAAAGCTAATCCTTCTTTGTTTGCAGATCCTTTACCTCTTTCTTCAGAACCTTAGTAAATATTTTCTTAAATGTTTTCTTAATAAAAGCTAATACGCTTTGCATGGCAATCCCGCCAGCCACGCTCACAACGCTTGCAGTTCCCGCAGCGATCACAGAGGATGCAATGACTTCTGGTGCGGGAATAGGCATTTCTCCAAAAAATGGTATATTGAACGTAGCTATAGCGTCTTCACTTGGTAAAATTTCTGTGGTGGTTGGCAGGTTGTTCTGTATTATCTCTGGTTCTAATTGTGGGTTTACCTCCTTTGATGATGCTTTATCGTCTTCAGAAGTTGCAGACTCTCCCTGATCTCCCAAGCCCGACTCTACCTGTTCCAGAGATGGAAGCAATACAGGATCTAGGTACGGAACGTCTGCCACAGGTGGATAAAAAATTGTTTTAGGCGGTATTAATACATCTATTTCTGGGAGATGTGGTAGATATTCGTTCATTTTTTGATAGTATTAACATAACCTTATACTTATTTATTACACATAGCATCCTTGAGGGGAATCAGACTAAGTGAAATAAGGATGGTTAATCCCAAATTTATTTCAAAATTCCTATGGCTAATTTTAGTCCAAGTAGGCTAGGTCTGGTTAACAATACAGGTACTGGCTACAAAGATTTATTCTTAAAAGTATGGAGCGGAGAGGTACTTTCAGCATTTAGAAAGGCTACAATCTTCGAGCCATTACATACAGTTAGAACTATCCAATCTGGAAAATCAGCACAATTTCCAATTATTGGACTCGCTAGTACTAGCTATCATGCGGTGGGCGAGCAACTTACTGGTTCAGCTATCAAACACGCTGAAGCTACCATAAATATTGATGACAAACTTGTATCTAATGTATTCCTAGCGGACATCGAAGAAGCTATGAACCATTACGATGTAAGGTCAAAATATACAGAAGAGATGGGAAATGCTTTAGCCTATCGCTTTGACCAAAACGTAGCTGCAACAATAGCTCAAGCTGCTAGAACTGGTACAAACTTCAACACAGATTTAGCTGGTGGTACAAGAGTTAAGATTCTTAAATCTAGTGCAGCAAACACCGCTGCTGCTGTTGCTGCTGTTACTGGTGCTGATCTTGTAGCTGCTCTCTGGACTATTGCTGAAACATTTGATGTTAACAATGTTCCAGAAAACAACAGATACTTTGCTTTAGACCCAGCAAACTACTACAAGCTTGCTCAAACAACTGATGTTCTTAACAGAGATTGGGGTGGTTCTGGAGCATATGCTGATGGAACTGTTCTTAAGGTTGCTGGTATTACGATTATCAAATCTAATCATCTACCTAAGACAAACAGATCCGCAGTAACTGGAGAAAACAACACATATCATGCTGACTATACAGACAACATTGGTTTGGCATTTACTCCAGATGCAGTTGGAACTGTTAAATTAATGGATCTTAAGATGCAGCAAACAGGAAATGATGTTTCCGCAATGTATCAAGGTACATTTATGGTCGGTTCTATGGTTCATGGTACAGGGGTCTTACGTCCTGACTGTGCTATTGAAGTATATGCAGCTAATTCATAAGTAGATATGATAGGGGAGTACACTTACTCCCTTATTATTATGTCTCCTCGAGGTACTGGCACATACGGAACCAAAAAAGGTCGTCCACCCAAAAAAGGAACTAAAAAATAAATGGTACTTGCAAGAACATCTAAACTTCAAGCAGTCAATAAGGCTTTGCAAATGATGGGCGAAAGTCCATTAAACTCTTTGCAAGGTCTTCTTGGTTTGGGAAACTTAGCAGAAGAAACTTTAGATAGCGTTAGTCGCAAAGTACAAGCAGAAGGATGGTCTTTTAATACTGACTATCAAATGACATTAACTAGAGATTCTACAACTAATGAGATTTCAGTTGGAACTAACGTCAGCAGAGTTGTTGTTGATCCCTACGAATATTACGACATTGATGTTGTCCAACGTGGAAGTAGATTATATGACAGAAAAAATAATACTTATGTTTTTTCAATAGATTTAAAAGCGGATATGACTGTCATTCTTGAATGGGATGATCTACCAGAACACGCTAGAGTTTACATAATGACTAAAGCTGGTAAAGAGCTTCAAGAAAATATGATTGGTAGTAAAGATTTAACAGAGATAAATATGGTATTAGAACAAGAAGCTAGAACACAATTTATAGAAGAAGAAACAACTTTAAGCGAGCATAATATGTTAAGAGGTCACGCTCGCAAAGGTTATCCTGTTCAAGGTTTTAGACCTATCAATGCTATGCAAAGATAACTATGGCATTAATTAGTAGCACTATTCCCAATATGATTAATGGGGTTAGTCAACAGCCTCCAGCATTAAGATTAGCTTCACAAGCGGAATCAGTTATAAATTGTTTATCTTCTCCAGTAGAAGGACTAACCAAACGTCCTCCATTTAATCACATAGCTAAAATATTAAATGGGTCTGCTGGATCTGGACACCCTTTTGTTGAAGTTGTAGATAGAGATGGAACTATTCAATATTTAATAATGATTAGAGATGGAGCTATAGATGTATTTGATTTAGATGGCAATGCACAAACAGTCGCAACTCCTAACGGAACTGATTATTTAGACATTGCTAATACAGCAGAACCAGCAGATAAATTTAGAATTGCGTCAGTAGCTGACTACACTTTTATATGCAACAGAGAAAAAGTTGTAACAATGGATCATGCTGGTACTTACACGCAATCAGGTACAACAATAACTGTCAACTCTAATGCTCATGGATTAACTTCTGGAGTAAAAATACAAATAGATTTCACAACAGGATCTAGTGTTGATGGCACATATGTTGCAACTGTAGTCAATGCTAATCAATTTACATTAACTGGAGCTTCAGCAAGCACTAGCGGTAATTGTAGGTTTAATGAATTATCTCCAGATGTATCAGCAAAAGGTATTGTATTTATAAAAGCTGCTGATTACTCTACGACTTACGAAGTAAAAATAAAAAGTGCTGACGGAAATAGTACTTTAGCAACAGCATCATTTACAACTGCTGCTGTAGGAGGAGCATTGCCAAACTCTGGTACAATCGCTACTGACTTAAGAAATGATTTAGCAAGTGCTTTGCCTAGTGGTTGGACGTTTACTGTAGATCAATACATTATTAGGATAGAAAGGCAAGATGGAACTGATTTTATTTTAGAAAGTAGTGATACAAAATCTGGTACTTTTACAAAGGCAATTAAGGGAGCGATAGATACTATTAGCGATTTACCTACGTTATGTGAAGATGGATTTGTTGTTAAAGTACAAGGATCTAAAACTACAAGATTAGATGATTATTACGTTAGGTTTGAAACTTCTAATGGTACAAGTTTTGGTTTTGGCATTTGGAGAGAAACAGTCGGCCCTTTAGAACCATACAAATTTAATAAATCAACAATGCCTCATGCATTAGTTCGTGATGCAGCTACTGGTAATTTTACATTTCAACAATTTGATTGGTCGCCAAGAATTGCTGGAGATTTAACTACTGCTCCTACTCCTACTTTCGTAGGCACTACAATTAATAACATTAATACTTTTAGAAATAGGTTAATACTTTTAGCAGATGAAAACGTGATAATGAGTGCTGCTGATAGTTACGATAGATTTTTTCCTGAGACAGTACAAACTATTGTTGACAGCGATCCTATTGATTTAGTTACAGGTGGTACTGAGATACATTTTCTAACGTCTAGTTTGGCTTTTGCTAATACTTTATTGTTATTTAGTCGGCATGGTCAATTTAGATTAGACGCTGGAGCAGCCACTATAGGAGGTGCGTTAACACCAAAAACTGCAACTATTACAGCTATAACTACATATGAAACTGAGCCAACAGTTGATCCTATTGCTGTAGGCCGAACTGTTTATTTTTCTGTTCCTAAAGGAGAGTTTAGTGGTTTGCGTGATTTTTATCTTCCAGATATAACTGCATCAGTTCCAGTATCAGAAGAAGTATCGTCAGCAGTTCCAAGATATATTCCTAGAAATATAACAAGTTTGATTAGTTCTGCATCAGAAGAAACTGTTATAGCCATCAGTAAAGACGAACCTAAACGTATATATTTTTATAAATTTTTCTATGAAGAAGATTCTAAGTTACAGTCTTCTTGGTCATTTTGGGAACTTAAAGGAGATAAAACTGTAATTGGAGCTTCAATTATAGATAGCGATGTTTATTTTGTTATCCAATATACAGATGGAGTTTACTTAGAAAAATGCTCATTACGTCCAGAATCAGTTGATGCTGGCTCTAATTTAGAAATTTTATTAGACAGAAAAGTAGATGAAACTAAATGCCACATTAATGTAATTAATCAAGGTGGTGCTGGTGTTCAATCAGTTATATCTTTACCTTATCCAACTGCTACTGCTGGAATACAAATTGTTGTTGGTAGAGATGTTGCTAACAATACATTGCAACATGGAGAAGTAAAAGTTCCAAGTGCTGAAACTTTATCTGGAGCTACGCAATCAGGATTTAGTGGTAACGGAACTATGACTGTACTTGGAGATTTAACTAACGCAAAGTTTTTTATAGGAGAAAGATATGATATGACTTATGAATTTAGTACACCATATTTAAAAGAGCAACCAACTGGTGGTGGTGTTGCGGTAGTTGCTGGGCCACGATTACAGATAAGAACTTGGACATTTGTTTTTGACGATACTTCCGCATTTAAAATAAAAGTAACACCAAGAGGTAGAACTCCACAGACTTATCCTTATAATGGGTTTATTGTTGGTCAAAACCCTCCAGCTTTAGGTCAAGCACCTTTCTTGGCTGGTAAATTTAGAGTGCCAGTAATGGCACATAACAACGATACTAAGGTCGAAATATTAAGCGATAGTCCACTACCCTGTCGTATTCAATCATCAGAATGGGAAGGATGGCTACACACCAGAGCAAGACGACTATAGGAAGGTTTAGTTGGCGAAAGTCAATACTTTCTGACGTTGTAGAACTTGCAGCAAATATGCGACAAGAAGATAAAGAGGAAGTGTTAGCTTACTCTGGTTCATCTCCACAAGAGGCTTTGTTTTATTGTTTTTTTAATAGTCAACCTTGTATGACTATGATTGGCAGAAAAGGTAACTTAATGGGAATGTATGGAGTAGTGCCTTGTTCAGCAAAGGTTGGAAGAATATGGATGTTAGGTCATAAAACTATGACTGATGATTATAAAGATGTAAGAGATTTTTTAAGAAATTCTCCAATAGAATTACAAAAATTTCATTGCAATTATCCACTTTTATATAACTATGTTGATGAAAGAAATACAACTCATATAAAATGGATTAAGTGGATGGGTTTTTCAATCATTAAAAAACACGCTACATTTGGTGCAGCGGGTCTTCCTTTTTACGAATTTGTAAAGAACTAACTATGTGTGGTGCAATTCCTATAGCTGTAATCTCAGGAGTCTTAGGTGTAGCTGGTAGCTATATGCAATACCAGCAAGCTAAGACAAATGTTGCATACCAAAACGCACAGCAAAATTTAACGCATCAAAGTAATCTTTTACAGGCACAGTCGAATCGAATGACTGAAGAGACAAAGAAATTGATGAACGAAGATGCTATTGCTCATGCAAATTATTTAGCAGACTTGCAATACGAAAGAGATAGTACAAATATAACTATGAATCAAATGCAGCAGCAAGAACAAGCAGCACAAGAAAAAACTGCAAGAGGTCGGACATTCTTAGAAAAGAAAGGAGAAGTTGCAGCATTAAGAGGATTAGGAACAAACGCATGGACTTTGATTGCGGATATAAAACGCACACAAGCAGCAGCAGACTTTATAACGAATCGAAATACTGCGTTTAGTTTGGCTGGTACTCAATCGCAACGACTTGATGCACAGGCTAATCGAGCTAGTAGGCGAGGCCAAACTGCAACGTATCTTAAGAAAATGGTGCTTGATCCTGTCAAGCCTCTGGAAATACCGAAACCGAGCTTTGGGCCATATGCTCTTGGTATGGCTAGTTCTGTTGTTGGTGGCTTTAGTACTTATCATGGACTGAGAAGCGGAACGAACCCGATGCCAAATTGGAGCTTGACGTAAATGGTATCTGTAAAAGGTTTAAGTCTTGGTAAGAATGAAGACCCTAAGAAAAGAGGATCTGGACAAGCCAAGCAAATATCTCTTGATGGATTAACTGTTAGTCCTTCAACTGGTAGTACAAAAATAGAAGAACCAAAAATATTAAATGCTAGGTGGTATGGGGAGACTGCTGTTACTCCAGCAGCGTTAACTAAGATCCCACAACTAGAATTGCCTAGTGTAGCTGGTGTTATAGAAAATGCTACTCCAACAGATGCTGAAGCATATGCTAATGCTTTTAGTGATTTTGCTGGTCAAGTAAATAATTTTGGCACAGCAATGCAAAAAAGAGGAGAAGCTATACGAAAAGAAGATGAAGCTATAGCATTTAATATTATTAACAGGTTTGGAGAAGGCGATAGTCCTGTTAAAAAATTAGAAACTTATATAAGTAAAATACAAAAAGATACAGAACGCTTAAGAAACAAAGAAGTATTAAGTGAAATTGATAAGCAACAAATATTAGATAACGAAAAATTAATTAGACAGATAAATAAAAGAAGAAATCTTGGCGAAGTTTTATTATCACAAGATAGAGAAAGGGTAGTAATTAACAGAGCAATGTCATGGCCTAGCCATTCAAAAACTGTTCTTGTTCCAGATACAAATTTAGATGGGGAGATAACTGATAAAGATGGAGAATTAAAATCAATACCAGTAACTGACTTAGATCCTAAAGACGCTAGATATATAAAAGCTTTTAATGATTATGTTTATGGAGGTATTCAACTTAGTGCTTTTGAATTAAAAAATGTAGAGCCTAAAGTTTCTAATGCATTGTATAACTCAATGCAAACACAAGATAAAGTTTTTAATGATAAGCAAAAAGATAAAATACTTAACTCGTCAATGAACAACATAACATTGACGTTAAAGCAATTAACGAAAGACGGAAATACTTTTGATGTAGCAAATTTAATAACAGGATTAAATAATGATATTGATTTTTTAAAAAACACTCATATGTTTTCAAGGGAAGAACAACAACAATTTATATCAAATATAATTGCACAAACTCAATATTATTTAGGAGAAGCTGGTTTTCATAATACTAGAGAAATTATAGAAACTATGTTTTTGGGAAAGAACATAGGAAAAGAGGATCAAGTATTTCCATTAATGATTGGGCCTCTGGAGGAAAGAGTTACTAACAAAGGCGTAATAAATGACAAATTAAGACTAGTAAATCTTATTGGTGGAGAAGCACAATTAAATCTTCTTATTGGACAGACAGAACAAAAAAATTTACAAGCAAATGAAAGGTCAGAAAAATCACAACAAGCCAGTTACGAAGGAGCTTTTGAAACTATTTTAAGAACACCAAATGAAGGCAAAGATGGTACTTTGTTTACAAATATAATTACAGGTGCGACTGATAATATAAAAGGTAATGTTTATGTACAGACAGCTATTACAGCATTAAACAAAGAAAAAGAAAAATTAATAATTGCAGCAGCTGGCGACCAAGATAAAATTTTTGCAATAAGCAAAGCTTATAATGAAAAGCTTAACGATATAAAATATAACCTCTCAGCACTTGATTACACATTAGAAAAAGATAGCCTTATAAGTCGAAGTTATGATTTATTAACTGGCAGTATGACTCAAGCAGAAGAAGAAATTTTTAAAGAAGATTTAGAGTTATTTAAAGATAGCTACAAAGGACTCCCAAAATTAACAGAAGATTTAAGGATTGTTAATAGCAACTTAGTTAACGCTGATAAACAAGATTTTAGAAGCATAAGCAAAGCTGGTAATGATTTAGTAAAAAGCTTGTTTAATACTTGGGTGGAAAAAGAACTATTACAAAATGAAAATTACGATGAAAAAACTGTTTGGAACTCTGCTTTACCTAATATAAAAAAAGAAGTTAATGAAATTATCGAAGACGCTAATGCAGCTTTCCCTAATGATATAGGCCAACGAAATAATTATGTATTAACTGAAATAGAAAAGAGATGGAATGATGGACGTTTTATAGAAGGCAGAAGAAAGCCAAATACATCTCCTTTCTTTGGTAGTGGAGATTATAAAAACACACTTAAAAAACTTACAAGAGAAACTGGTTATAACAAAAAGAATGGTGCAGATGCTAATGGGATATTAACAGATATGGCTACTTTGTCTTCATACATTAATTCCCCTAATCAACCTATTTTTACTAAAAAAGCTTTAGTAGGTAATGGGTTTACTTCAAATAAATTTGGTGGACTACTTGCATCTTGGATGTCAGGAGAAGAGATGCCAGAAGGTTGGACTATGATTGAAAAGAATTTGTATAAAATTAGAGGTCGAAATGGAACTTATACTATTGATGAATTTTTAATAGATCAATTAGTAAAAGCTGGCATACCTATAAATAAAATTCCTGTCGAAGAAATAAGAGAAATGAAAAACATGAATCAGGAGCAAAGAAGAAAACATTGGGAAGAAGTATTAACTAAATAAATTGACTATTTAGTGTAAAATTGTATGATTAAAGTTAATATGGGATAAAACCTAGATGGACGAAGAAAATTCAGTTAATACCGAAGTAGTAGAAGAAGAAGAGGAGGAAGAAGAAAGCCTGTTTAATTTTGGTAGCTATAAGCCTAATTACGATACAACAGTTGAGGTCGATCAAGATAGAAACAAATCTATTTTTAATGAAGATGATAATGATTTTAATGAAGAGATTACAAACATAGAGTCAGACGAAACAATTATTACTAGAGAAACAAATAAGGAACAGTATTTAAAAGGTTTAGCAGAAGGGAAAATAGATACAAAAACACATAGTAATCTTTTTGCTATTGAGTATGCTCCAGAACATCTAAGAGGAAAGATGCATTGGAGAAATACTGCTGGAGATTTTTTAAGAATGATCGACAGGGCTGGAATGGGTGTTGCTCAAAACCTAGTTAATACAGGACAGAATGTTTTAAGAGGAGATATGCCAGCGACTATGGCAGAAGTTTTATCAGGAGATCCAATAAGTGCAGGGATTATGGGTTTTAAGGCAGTAAAAAAAGGAATACAAAATAGAAGTTGGACAGATTTTTTTGAAGAATTAGGTTACGGAGAAGACGGAAAAACAATGAGTCTTCTTGATGCTGTTAACGTAACTGGTGGACAAGTTAAAAATTTTGAACAGTTTGATGCTATCTCTCCAGAAGACCAAGCAAGAGGTGTTGACTACGGACTTTTTGGATTACCTTCTTTGACTGAACTAAGTGGTGGTTATCCAGAGCAAGATACTGGCAGATGGTTTGCTGATGGTACAACTAATTTTTTAGGAAATAGCATACCTTTCTTTGCTATAGCAGCGGGTATTATGGCAGAACCTACTCCAGCTGGAGAAGTGGTCGCAGTTAAATCAGGGCTTGCAAAATTAAAAGCTAGTAGTCCAGCATTTAGAAATTTTTATAATCTTATTTCAAGAGATCTTCTTGGTAAAACAAAATATGGACAAGGATTTAAAACAGCTACTAAATTTTTAGTTAAAGAAGGTATAAAAGGTGCTGGTGCTGGTGCTATTGCAGAAACATTTGTAGGAGATCCATATGCTGATTATGGTTTAGATGCTATTCTTCCTGACTTTTTAGATTACGAAAATCGTGTAGATGATGGCTTTTTTAAAGCAAAACTAAAGTCAATGATTGTATCAGAATTTATGCTTGGCCCATTATTTGGTATAGGTATGGGAGGTATTGGTGTTGGAACTAAACCTATAAGAGAGCCAGTAGCTAGAGTTTTTAGTGGCTTAGTAAAAGGAGATGGGAAAGTATTACAGGATGAAACTGCAAAATTTATTAAGAATGTAAAAAGTAAAACAAATAGATTTACAGGTAAAAACAGACATAAATTACAATTTGAATTTAATAAAAAAAATTTAGAAACTTTTGTAGATGATGCGGAAAGACTTTTAATTGATCCTGTTGCTGAATATTTAGCTGATACTCAAATTGTTAAAAAATTAGCTGAAAGTTTAGGCTTTACTTATAGAGATATAGACGAAATAAAATTAGAGATAGATGATATACAAGCTAAAAGTAGAGAAAGACAAGATATTGCTGTACAAAGAGACACTCAGTTACAACTTGAAAAAAACAAAATAAAAGATGCAGAAAGGAAATCAAATGTTAAAGGTCAGAAAAAGACAGAGATATATACTGAGCTTGCTAATGAAAAGGCCAGAATACAAGAACTTGAAGCAAAGTTAAAAGAAGCAGAAGAGAAAGCAGAAAAACAAAAAAATTCATTTGTAAAGTCAATTAATAATACTGCTAAGTCGGAAACAAAATTAGTCGAAGCGATGACTATAAATAACCAAGTACGTCCAGATCAAAGTAAAACTGCATACGACAAGATTGGTGTAACAAGTGCTAATAGACCTAAGACACCGCTAGAAGTATTCCAAATGAATCCTAATGATCTTGTAATACGTCCAGACATTTTTCAGATAAAAGAATCAGGTAAATTTAATAAGTCTGGAGTAAGCGGATCACTAGCAGACCAAACAGAATTTGACCCTAAATTTGCTGGAGTCATAAGTGTATGGAAGGATGACGCTGGGGAGCTTGGGCCAGTAGGTAAGTTATATGTAATTGATGGTCATAACAGAATAGATTTAGCAAAGAAATCTGGCATTGAGTCTGTCAATGTACAAACAATAGAAGCACCAACATCAAAAGCAGCACAAACACAAGCTGCAATTATTAATATAAATTCTTTTAATTACGACCAAAAAGGAGCTATAGCTGTAACTGATGTAGCCAAGATTTTAAGAAATGAAGAATCTCCTAGAGCTTTAGCTGAGATGGGAATGAGCTTAAAGCAAAGAATAGTTATTGAAGGTATGCAACTGGCAAGATTACCCGATCATCTTTTTAATAAATTACTTAAAGGAGATATAGGTTTACAAAAAGGTTTGGCATATGGCTCTCAACCTATTTCGTTTACTGCTATTAGTGATGTTTATAAAGCTATAGATAAAAGTAATCCTTCAATAGAAAAGATTAAGCAAGCTGTATTAATGGCATCTGAAGCTGTCGATATGCCTCCCGAAGATGGTGTTATTCCTTTATTTGCTGACTATTTAAAAACGACAAACGCAAAACAATTACTAGAAGTTAGAGCAGAAATCTCTGCACAACTAAAGAAAACACTTATCAGGTTAAGGGCTGTCGGTACTAAAGATAAAAAAGCTGGAGTAGAAACTGTAGCTGGTAATAAGATAAACCTAGAAAACACACAAAATGCTTTAGTCGAAGCTTCTAAAACAAATGACTTGTTTAATGCTGTTGCTGCATCTGGAGGAGAAACAACACAAATAATAAAAGAACTAGCTGCACAAGTTAAAGGACGTAATGTTAAAAAATTGGTTGAAGCTAATTTAGAAAGAATACAAGATGCATTGCAGCTGGAAGAAGCACCTTTGTTTAAGAGATCTGAGGCTGTAGATATTATGCAAGAAATAGATAAGAAGAAAATGGATAAGTTAAAGCAAATAGAAAACGAAACTCAACAAGTGACGTTTAAGCAAGAAGATATAGAAGTAATGAAAGAAGAGCCAAAATTTAAAGAAGAGTTTGAACAGCTAGGAGAAACACAACAAGAAAGCGTAACTAAACAACTAAAAAATAAAGGTAAAGTTACTACTAACCCAAGTAATATAACTGGCAAAACCTTACCTCCTTTAATAACAAATCCAAAAGCAAGAGTATTTCCAGAATACTTTGAAGGTTCAGATCAAAATTTATTATTTAGTGCAGTAGATAGTAGCGGTAAAGTAGCAAACTTAAGTAATTTTGAACTACAGGATGCAGTAACAAGAACAGAAAGATTTAAATTAACGACAAAACAAATAAAAAATATACAAGCTAAAAAACCAAAACTTGAAAAGGCAGAAGCAATAGAGAAAGAATTAGATAAACAAATTAATGACTTATTACAAGGCAAAGGAAAACAAGGTAATCTTATCGAACTTGATCCAGATGCTGCTGATACAGAGTTAGATAAGTTAATGGCAGCGAAAGAAGCTGCTACTAAAGAGGCAGCAAAATATGTAGATGGCCGACTTGACTACCATTCTAAACATATGGCATTAGTTAATGCTTTGAGACAAAGAGAACTAGAGCCAACAGTTAATAACTTAAGAGAAGAATCTATTGCAAACAGAGAAGAAAAGAAACGATTAAAAGAAGTACAAGAGTTAAAAAATGCTATTGATTTTAAAAAAGCAAGAGGAGATTATAAAACTAAGAAAGGTTACAACCTTGATGAAGCACATAAGATTGATAACTTTACATTTGTTCAGTATGGAGTAGAACTTGAAAGATTAGTTGACAGTCAAGGAAAGCGTTATGGTCGTTTTTACTTTGGTAATCCAAAACCTAGATTTAACAATGAGCCTATTGAATTTGTAAGCGATTTAGATATAGCTATATATACAGTTGCTAAACAGATAGCAAATGGATCATCTAAGAAAAGTAAATCTCATTATAAATATGTGGACTTGTTAAACGATTTAGGTTTAACAAACAACCAAATAATGACTAGATATAAAGAAATAATCGAAGAATTAAAAGCTGGTAATTTTACTATTGAACCTCCAGAAAATTATTTCTCAAGTAAATTACTTCGAGTTATTTCAGATCTTGATACTGAAATGAAAGATATAGATGGAAGGTATAGTTACGAAATAGATCCAGAAGCTATTATCAGTCAAAGAGTAAATAAGGCTAAAAAAGATTTAGACGCTAAGATCTATCAAGAATATAGAGATGTTAATAATCCTAAGAAGCCTACAGAAGATGAACTTTTAGAACCAAGAGAAGGCGATTACTACGAAATTATTGAGGATCAAGGTGGAGATGTAGGGTCTGATGAAATTTATTTAGCTTTAGCTGGCTATCAAAGATCTCAGGTACAAGGCTTAATGCAAGAGATAGAAAAAATATCTGGCATAGATTTTAAATTAGTTTCTGATCCTATTGTCGGTGTAGCTGGGCCAAAGGCTGCAAAAGAATATGGTGTTCCTGTTGGTACAAAAATGCCAGCAAAAGGTTTTTATAGATCTGGGGAAGATCCTGTAAAAGATTTAATAGTCGTATCAATGGTACATGGACAAGACTTTGCATCGTTTGGTGCTCTTACTGAGACTGCATACCACGAAGCGTTCCATAGATTATTTAACAGATACTTTACTAAGCAAGAAAAGAAATTACTTAAAGATGCATTGCCACAGTTAAGAGAGCTTGCTGCTCTTACAAAACCAAAAATGCATGACAAAATCTTTGGTTTAAATGGCAAAAAAGAATTAGGTATGGAAGAAGTTATATCAATAGCAGCATCAGGTTATTTACCAGCTAAAGAAGTCTATGAAAAGAAAATTGGTAAATGGGGTAAAGTTTTTGACAAGATCGAACAAATAGTTGCAAGAGTTAAAAACTTTTTACAAGGAAAAGGATTTCAAACATGGGAAGATTTATTTGATAATTCTTTCTCAGGAAAAATACAGTCAAGAGGATTAGCTGCACAAGAAGGGGTTATAAAAGATAGTCCAATAGAAACTACTATGTTCGAAACAGATCCTGTTGAACTAAATAATTTATTTAAAGACAACTTAGAAGCTTTAACTGATGGCAGTATTACCCTTGAAGAGATGATGTCTAATGTTTTACGTCCTTTGGTAAATAGAAAGTGGGAAACAAAGGGTGCAAAGTATTTTATACCGACTACAAATACAGAATTTATTGCAGCAAATAAAGCAATAAACCAAGCTATGGACAAGACAGTCGAAGCTTTAATGACACCTAATGCAGAGTTTCCAGACATACCAGCAGTTAAGTTAAGCGAGTTAAATAAAATGGCTATGCAATTAATTGATGATGTCGATGGCAATGTAGATGAAGTTATAAAGATATTTAGACAGGCCACTAAGGGCGATATGTTGGCTATGAATGATTTATCTGCCTTTGCTGCTATACGTCTATTAAGGGATGGCACTACTGATATGTATGCTGTCGCTGCTAAAAATTACGAACTAGATCCTTCTCCACAAAACGCACAATTCTTAGTTGCGACATTTGAAAACTCAGCAAAATTAAATACTGCTTACGCTACTTGGGGAAGAGCATCTGGACAAAGACTGCAAATGATGGGTAGAGAGGTTGATTTTAATGGCGAACAGATAACTATAAACGTAATGAAAGCTGAACAAAATATAACAATGAGAGGAGAATCTGGATCTGTACAAGATGCAATGAATAACGGATTAAAAGAAACAGATGAAGGATTAGGAAATGGTGCATACTTTACATCTGAAATAAAACCTAACTCTGTAGCTGGAGATGATGTACTTACTGGTAATTTAAAAAATACTAATATTGCTGACTTAGTAGAAGCGGGTGTTGGTTTAAAACAAATACTACAAGACAGAGGAGTTAATGTTAATTTCAATAAAACATTAAACAAAACACAAAAGAAAGCAATCAATGAATATGTTGCAGAACTAGGAGTAGATGGTATTAGATTAAAAGGGTCGGATTTAGGACTTGATGGAGATATTATATTTATTCCAAATATAGATAAGGCTAATAAACTTATTGGTTCTAAGGTTGAAATAACTCCAGAGGCAGAGCGTCCAATCGGATTAAACAGAGAAACTTTTGAAGCAAGTTTAGCTCAAGGAACAAACATACTTAAAAAAGTTTTAGATGAAGATACTTATGAAAGTATTTTTAGTGGAGAGCCTAATGACAAAGCAAGAGAAGTTTTACAACTATTAGCAGAAGTTAATCCATACCTTAACGACAAAGTTAATGGTACAAGGATTATGAGACATTTAAACAAGACTTTTGAGCAGTACCCAAGAGGGTCAATGACGCAACAAAACCTTGTTTCAGCATTTAGAAATGCCATATTCTTAGGCATTGAAACATTTATGAGAGTTGCTGTTGGTAATAATGTAAGAGCAGTTTTACTACCTTTACAAAAAAATGCTGGTGCAAACATTGGAAGATTAAGCGGTAATCTTAATGACTACGAAAGAACTGCTATGAATGTAAGAGAGCAGTTACAAGGTCTGTTTGGACATAGAGGGTATTTAAGATCTCAGTCACATCTACTTCAAGCTATTTATCTAGCAATGCAATCGTTTAAACATAATACAAACTTTGGAAATATTGGTAAAGGTCAGTTTGAAGGAGGAAAGTTTGGTGGTAATAACGGAATGAAGTTATTTAAAGTCGAAAACCAAGCTGACTTACCTTTTGATTATCAACCACATAAAACACAATTACTTAAAGAACAACCTAAAGGTAATGAGTACTGGTTAAATCCAGACAATAATGGCATGGCTTTATTCTTGCATAGAGTTAAAAGTACCTTTGGTAATTTTAGTAGCAGAATGTTTGGCAGCTTAGATACCTTAATAACTACTGGTACAGCTATAGCCCAAGAAGAAATAAGACATATGGAAATGATTTTGATGGATATGTATTCAAGAGGAATAGACATAACATCAGATAATGCAATAAAGAAAGCAAGTATAGAAGCAAAAGAATTAACTAGAAAATCTATGTTAGACGTTGAAATGGCTAATGGAGATGTAGTTAAAGGTGGTTTCTTTAGCTCAGAAAATATGAGACAGACTACAGAATATCTAAGTTTTACAGACGACATAAATATAAAGCGAAACAAGAGAACTAGAGAGTACGCAATGAGAAGAGCACAGGAGCAAGGTATTACAGATCCTATGGAGCAAATGGAATTTGTTAATCAATATTTAAAACTTCCTGATGCTGTTACAAACAAAGAAGGAATGAATCAGGCAAATGCAATGTTATCTGGTGGAGCTAGAGAATCACAGCCTATAGGTGCATACGTTGACGTTAAGAATCCAAATCAAATAAGCAGCTTACCAACAAACCTTACAAACTTACCCGCAAATATAGTTGGTGCAATTACAGATCGTCTTCCAATAACTGGTGCTATTTTCCCTGTTAATAGAACTCCTAACAATATTATTAAAGGTGTTTTAAGAATGTTACCAGCAGCTAATGGAATGGTAGATAGTTACTGGAGAGATATAAATTCTGAAGATTTATTTGTTAGAGAAAATGCAATAGGAGAAGTAGTTACTGGTATGACTTTTGCTGGAATAGGGACTACTCTTCTTGCATCTGGAGCAATAGATGTACAGGCAGGGTATGGATTTAACAGAAAGAAAAGACAAATGTATATAGATCAAAAACGTCCAGCATGGAGTATTAGGTTTAGAAAGTTTGATGGTACTTATAGCGAGTGGTTTAGCTTAGAAGCTTTTGATACATTTGGAACAATCTTAGGAATTGCAGCCAACTTTAGAGAGAATCTAAATACTATGCCTATCGAACAGTTTGTAAAACCAAAGGATTTAAACTATGGAAAGATAGATAGGAATGACGCTCTTAGTGCAGAACTAAAGGCAAAAGCGTATGAAATAAACCAAGACGTTGCAATCCTAGCTTCCGCTCATGCAATCAGGCTTGCTAAAGCTGTTATGTACACAGCGAAAGATACAGCGTTACAACAGATAGATAAGGGATTATTTAAAAGCTTAAACGACATACAGAGATTAATGGCTGACTTTTTACAAGGAGATGCTGTTATGAATAATTATGTGGTTGGTAGTCGTGGCCGACTTTCTGATTTTACAAGAAGGACTGTCTTTGGATATGTACCACAGATATTAAGAGATGTTCGTATTGGTATAGATAACAAGAGAAGAGTAGCTCCTAACAGTAGAAGTGAAAATCCAGTTTGGGCTTTTGTTGAAAACTTTTTCTATCAATTAGGAACACAATTACCAGTAACATCTTTAGGTTATACAGTTGACATTGATGAAATTACTGGACAACCAAAAACTTATGCTACTTCTTATAATTGGGAATCTATAGATAGTCCTATTCATAGGGCATTGTTATCAACCTTAAATCCATTAGAAGTATTCAAACCAACTCAAGAAAAAGATTATGGAATAGCTGGTGTTATTTATAACGAGTTAAATAGATTACATGGTAAAGGTGCTTATCCTCGTTTTATTGGTAGAAACTTTTTAAATACAGCTACTGGACAAAAATTAGATGATGTACAATTTAATAGAGTAAAAGAAATTTTTGCAACTGAAGTGAAGTTAGATATTGTAGGTGCTGGAATACCAATGACTTTTTCTGAAGCGTTGCATTATTTAATAACACAAAATGACAATTATCTTTTAGCAAGAGACATAGATCCTAGCAAGATAGGAACTTCTAAAACAAAAGCAAAAGGTAATACAGGGGAAAATTTCCAGTTCCCAGAAAGAATATCAGACAAAAGGATGCTTACAAAATTAAAGATAATTATGAATGTGGCTAAAGAATATAAGAAAGTAACTAAAGAGAAATATCTTAATGAGATTGGAGAAGGTGGTAACGGAAGTAAGCAATTAGATCTATCTCTTAAAGAATATGAATCAAGAAAACTTGCAACTCTTAGCAGAGATAGTGAGCCAGTTTATGGACTAGGTGTTAATCTTAATGAATGGAGGGAAATTATTAATTCTTAGCTATGCCTTTCGCTCAATTTACTGCTACTGGTAATGGATCAACCAAGCAATTTGCCATACCTTTTCCATATGTAAAAAAGGATCATATAGTTGTTGCACTTAATAATGTAACTGTTACTGGCTTTACTTTTATAAACGATACAACTATTGAGTTCGATACTATTAGTTCAGCTACAGCTACACAAGAGACATCTGGAGCACCAAAAACTGGAGTAGGAATTGAGATTACTAGGGACACTCCATTAACAAATGCATTAGTTGATTTTGTTGATGGATCTACTTTAACTGCTGGCGACCTTGATACTGCTGTATTGCAGTTACTGTATGGAATACAAGAAGCTAAAGATGAAGCTGCTCTTGGTATTCAAAATACACCGCAAGGACAAGACGCACAGAACAAGCCGATAATTAATGTTGCAGATCCTACTAATGCTCAAGATGCAGTCACTAAAGCATTTTTAGAAAGAGTTGGTAGTATTACATCAACACAAATTGCAGACGGATCTATTGTTAATGCTGACGTAAATGCAAGTGCAGCTATAGAAGGTTCAAAATTACAAGGTGCATCTGGATCTAATGCTGGAAGTATGTCCGCTAGTGATAAAACAAAACTAGATGGAATTGAAGCGTTAGCTAAAGACGATCAGACAGGATCAGAAATAAAGTCGTTATATGAAGCGGAAAGCAATACTAATGCTTTTACTGATGCTTTACTTGCAAAGCTAAACGCCATTGAAGCAAATGCAACTACAGATCAGACAATAGCAGAAATAAAAGCACTTATAGCTGGTAGTCCTTTAGATGCTAGTCATCTTGCAAACAACTCGGTTGGCACAGATGAAATAACAAATAGCTCAGTTACTAATAATAAGTTAGCAGATGCAGAGCTAGTAACTTTAGCAGGGATGCCCTCTGGTACAGCTTCCAAATTAGCTAGTAGCACAGAATTAACATCTGATATTGCTGATCTTAACCAGATAGATGGCTTACAAAAGGAAACTGTTATATCTGATGATGATACAAAGTTTCCAACCTCTGGTGCTGTTGTTGATTATGTAGCTGCACAGTTAGCACCTATTGGTGGATTAGAAGCTATCGCAAATGAAAACTCTTTTCCTAATACTCAACCGCAGTCAGGTGTAGTTATAAGTATTGCGGACGCTGGTGGAATGGCTGTCAGCAGTACTGGAACTGCATCTGGTCAAACAGTAGGTGGTACGACAGTTAACATCACAGGCATTGCTACAAACTTTCGTGGAGCTAGTGTTGCAGCGGGCATTAGATTTCTTGTTGTTTCTACAGGATCAGGTCAAAACTATACATACCACAAAGCAACTCTTAAAGAAGATGATCTTGTAGGTTTAAGTGGAGATATAAATGATTTTGCTGAAAGATACAGAGTAGGCTCTAGCTTTCCTACAAGTAATAATGATTCTGGAGATTTATTTTGGCATACGACTTTAGGTAAATTATATGTTTACAACGGAACTACAAGTGCGTTTGAAGAAACACAAAGTATTGGTAACTTCTTTATATCTACACTTAGCCCTGCATTTGATGGCAGTACTACAAACTTTACCCTCAGTAATGCACCTACTTCAGTCCAGCAAGTACTACTAATAATAGAAGGTGTTTTACAGAAACCCAATGCTGGCACATCTACACCAACAGAGGGATTTGCTTTAGATGGTTCAACAGTTAAGCTGGCTGCTGCACCTCCTACTGGTGCAAGTTATCACGCTGTCGTAATGGGTTCTACTGTAAATATTGGAACTCCAAGCAACAACACAGTAACGGAAGCAATACTTCAATCAAATGTAGTTAGTGAAGAAAAATTAAAAGTATCTAATAGTCCTGTTAATGGATATTTTTTGCAAGCACAATCTGGAGACTCAGGTGGTTTGCGTTGGGCTATTGTCGATCTTACTGCTCTAAATGCAGCGAATCTAACTTCTGGAACTATACCTGATGCACGATTCCCTGCAACACTCCCTGCTGCTAGTGCAGCTAATTTAACTAATTTACCAGCAGCAAATATAACTGGAGCAATGCCAGCAATAGATGGGTCGGCATTAACAGGAGTATCTTCCCCAGAAGTCTATGGATTTAATACAGACAGCAATGGTAATTTAATCGTGACAACAACTAATGGCGGTGTGGACAATATATCTGGAACAGATTATGATAACTTTGAAGATGTTATTTTTGCAGCTACAGGTTT